TCATTGTCATCAGGACAAGTCACTTTGATATTTGAAATCTCACCTACAGATTTAGATCGTATTTTTATAAACATATACTCTAAATCAAAAAACGGTAAATTGTCAACTTCTACTTTTCCAAAGGTACAATTCTTAATAATTGTTTTCAATGCATTTGTCATTTCATTGATTTTACCTGCCTCTTGAGCAAGTAATAAAACTTTCTCTTCCTTAACCAGAAACGGTCTAAAAGATAGTTTCTTTCCTGTTGATGGTAAAGTCATACTATATTTTTCAGTATTTAAATTTGGTAAAGCCATTTTATCTCCTTATAATTTAATCTTCACACCTAAGTTAAATGTTGTTCTTCTTGTTGGTGCTCGGTTAGGCACCTCGTTACCTGCTTGACTCACAGATGTTGATGGTTGACTATCGAGAGCAATATTCGACCATCTTCTAAATTGCATAGTGACTGGTTGTCTTACGACACCTGTTGATGCATTACTATATTCAATCGCACCTAAGTCACCTACATAACAATCTTCTAATCTACAACCATAGACTGCAACATCTTGATCATCTAATTGAAATATTGCTATGTCAGATACATATTCCTCATAGAAGTTAAACATACCTGTTTCTCTATCTCTAATAGTATCTTGCCATATTTCAAAAAAGGTTCTAACTTTTAAATCTTTATCACATAAAAAAGTCATCGCACTTTCTCCATAGGTTACACTTGTAGGTAACTTGTATGGGTCTTGAAAATGTCTAACCTGTTCATTGTTTACAGTTCTACCTGGCATTGATACCGAGTCACAAAACAATGATACAGTTCTTTGATCAATAGCAAAAACAGTTTGTGTTCCAAACCCTTGTTCGGGTGGACCTATGTCTTCTTGTGAAGTTAGTCGTTGGAATTGTTCAGCAAATTGTCTACTAGGTGGTAATGCAATCTGAACTAAAAAACGATTAGGTTTAGCTAACCCACCATGTTTTGATATGTTTGCTAATAATACATCAACTGCACCCACTATCTT